GAGAATCAAATTCACTAATGATCAAATGAACAGATTATAATCATAAACTAATTCATTCCACAAGCAATCAATAGTCCGCTGTACCCTCGATCCTACTCGGCGTGGCCTCGGCGGAATTCAAAGCACTGAGCTCACCTCCTCTGCAGGCAGGTGTTCCCAATCAGCTTCTCTAAGTGCTTCATAGATTTTGAGCCTGGTTAGCTCTTTGGTTGCATCCTTAGGCTTCTTTCTGCGGGGCTCAAGGTCATACCTGTCAGCAATTTCAGCCATCAGCCTTGAAACAACATCATCACAAACTGGTGGATGTGAGTCAAAAGACACAGTAATCCAATCGGTGGATGGACCAACTGAATTAAGTGCACGAGACCACAAACCAGTAGTAGATGACTTACTAGGCAGCTGTCCAAATCCACCAAATGAGGACTTTTGGACAATGGAACCTTGGCCAGTTGATGTGTCAAATGTGTGATTCCCAAGGCACCAGAGTATGACTATGGCGCCAGCTGGCACTCTTTGGATATATTGGACTCGGCTATTTGAATCGGTAGCATTGGTGGTTGTATTGACCATCAAAACCTCCCGAACATCAAGCCTGACATTACTTATTGTCTCAGGCCAAGCCCGCGCGATATAAGGCGACGGGCTCTTCTGTGTTGTGTCAAAGTCAGAGCCTTGCACGGCTCTTCTAGTTCGACACAACCAGTATGTCATGCGGAGTGTCCCCCACAAATCTGTCCTCCAAGCAAGGACATCGGCCCAATCCAAATGCACAGTGCCACCATTTGGGCCAGTCACCCAATCAACAACAATGCCAGTTGAAGCAATGCCGCTGACATCGTACCAACCCAAAAGCTGATTTTCACGATCAACTGACCAGCAAGTAACAGTGTTGCTTGCTGCTGCCATTCCTTGCATAGCACATCCCCACTCAACAGTGCCTTTCTTTAGTTTGAACTCCCATTTGTCAAATGATGTAATCATACCACATGGAAGAGCAGATCCGTTGGTGCCATTTAGACCAACCATATGCAAAGCTTCAAATTGCCCACTGAGCCAAAACCAACCATCGGGAATCCCCGCTTGTGGTAGGGGAAACATTCTGGATTGGACAACCGCTGAGGCTGTGCTTGGCCCAGTGTTAGGGGCATTTATCTGAGTAACAGCCAGTGTTGTAGCATGGCTTGAAGCAGCAAAGGTATTTGCTTCAACTGGTTTGTTGTTTTGTGCATCTGCTAGTGAAGCATAAACATAGTATTGTTCAGTGGTGGTGTTAGCCCTACCAATCAGTTTCTTGACAAACCACCAACCACCCTTGATGAGCCAGCCAAAAGGCTCAGGTGCAACACTAGCAACAAGACCAGCTCCTTGGTCAACAACCTGCCATATGGTCTCACCAATTGTGTTCGCTGCATTTGATGCCCTTTCATTTTGCTCTGACATGTGGCGTGCTAGCTGCCCAGTAGATGGTATTGACATCTTCATTATGCCATCTGTACCGACCTCAATAGTCGCTGTGGTGTCCTCAACCACCCTGTTCAGTGTTCCCAAAGCAGGCTTGGCATTATAGTTTGTAAACTGCCATACTCCTGTAACCTCAACTATAAAGAGATCACCTCTCCAGGCTTCATCCTTATAAGTTGAGGTTGTTTTACCGAGGCCATGGACTTCAAGCATGGGACCGCAACTTTGTCCTCCCTCTTCATTGGTGTCTGTTAACCACCATGTCTCTCTGGGTCCCGCAAGGTCACCTTTCCTTAAGTGCCATGTCCGTGACACCCCAACTGGGATATCCAGGTGTTTCCGGGCACCTAAGCCACCCCAAGATGTGGATCCAGGGGATTGCGTTAGGTTCAAAGATGTGCGGTACACTGAGCCGGTTACAGCCGATGAACCCACGAGTGGTGTAAATTGTATCTTGAGGTCTGATAGTCTCCACAAACCCCACTGAGCGGCTGCAGCTTGCAATGGGCCAAAATTGGTGCCATCATTTGGCTCTTTCATTAAAGCAGGATGCATAAATGTTGAAATTTGTAATTCAGGCCCTGAATTTACATTTGGTCCAATTTTTCCGATTGTTGCTGAGACCTTAACTGTAAATTTTGTCTTGGGTCCCTCAAGTCCTTTCTTCTTAAGTTCAGTCTTAATTTCATTCTTAACTTGATGTTTAGTTTGCCATTTATTTCTAAACTTATTCCTAGTGCTTTTATTTTGCTGTCTGGGTTTGAATGCTTTCTTCTCCTCCTTGACAACCTCTTTAGCAACTGCCTTAATGGCAGCCTTAGTTGCAGCATGCTGGGGCTGCTTACCAGCCATCTCCACGCTTTGGTCCGCCCCTCCAAAGTCTATCCAGCATACCATCCGTAATATAGTAAGGCTCTTCACCTCCACTAGCACGGATGTGCCTAGCCACAACTTCTAAGGCCACCAAGATGTAATTTTTAAATTTGTGGTCATCTGGCAGATTGTGACTTAGTATGCGGTAGCAAAGGAGTTTCCCATACAGCGATAAAATGTCGGGTAATCTTTTAGTTGGTCGCACTAGTCCAGCCATGAGTTTCTCTGTTTCTGTGGGGACTGGGACATAAATCCCATTTGATTCTGTCACTGTAAAACCACAAAATGTAAGGCCTATTATACTGTTTGAGATTTTCACTTTTTCAGGTTTGACCCACATTCCAAACACTGTGGCGTACATGTCAACAACTCTGTCTACATAATCTTCAGGCAGCTCAGGATAAGTAGACAACCTATCATCACCATAAATAAGTGAATCAACCTTCTCCCAGTCATGCATAAGTTGACTTATATCCTTATCAGGATGCATGTACGCGTATTCAAACGCTTGGAAGAAGACATTACACAAGTTATTGTCCATAGTTGTTGACACCTGACCTGAAGGGTTCCCCCTAACCTGTTTGGTGACTTCGCCAGAAGGTAACATGACGTACCTATCTAGTATACTCTCACAATACCATTTGTAGATACTCAAGTTTTCCTCTGTCTTAAACTCCTCAGCTAAACATGAGTACCTAAACTGTTTAATTGCCATAAACACTTCATTCGGTATTGTACCATCATATCGTGTCCAATCAAACTCAACAAACAGATTGTTGCCTTTATCCACCAATCTCTTGACACGATCATTGAAGCCACCACAGAATGGGGACCAGCCACATTGCCCCATGCGGGTCTTTGTCCTCATCTTCATTAGGTTGTTCTGATGTTCCTCAAAAACACACCCAATGCGCGCAAATATCGGATCTGAACACACGATTTGTCGTATATCCCCATCCTCAATTTTGCTAAGCTTTAGGATTTCTTTCTTGAGGAACAAATACCAGAGGACTCTGGGCCTTTCACCTTTCTTTATGGATTCCAGCTGTGTTATGTAATCTTGGTAACCTCTGTCCTTTAAGTATTCAGCCTCTGTTTTCCACCACAGGCATTTTGGATAGGAGGGTGTGGAGTCTGAATTCTTAGATGTTGCTGTGATGTCTGTCATCACACTATCAACTAGGTAATCAAATTCCCTCCTCAAGACTCTCATGGCAAAATTCCACTCTCTCTTATATTTGTCCTTGATGTTACTCATTGGTTCCTTATATGTAAACTTTTCAAATGACTTGACATAGGCTTCAGGGCCCCAAATTGTTGGACCATATGACATATCATCATCATAACTTGGCAACAAATTTAGCAAATCATCAATTGGCTCATCATAATCACATATTGGTCGATTAATTGGTAAAATACCCAATAAAGGGTATGTTGGAGGGGTGAGATAATAGTCCCCTGGCTCCAACATATTTTCCCAATAAGAAAGAGTTAATTGTTCTTTTGTTGGGGGCTCACCTTGAGCCCCCCCTTTCAAGTTTTTTGATTCTTTCTCTTATTGACCTTGCGGCGTTGGGTAAATGGGACAAGTCCATTCTCCCACATTATGTGATTGATACCAAGCCACAGTTCATCCAATTCATTTATAATCACCTTGGGATCCACACCATCAATCCATTGGCCCCTGACCACATTGTTCTTTATTTTATCTTCAACCAATGATTGATACTTTAGCAAATCTTTAGCCAATGCCTCCATGTCTGCTTTTGTGATAACGTAACATGTCAAACCATACTTCTCATGTAGGTGTGATGGAAGAGTATTTACTTGCTCCTCACTCATCGGTTCAGTTTCCTTCCACACTTTTTGACACTGTTCCCAGAAGTCTCCTTTGGACCATCCAGAATCAACCTCATCAAGTATCTTCTTTTTAGGTCCAAACCATTCTCGATCTATCTCATCAGAATCTTCTGGATCAGACCAAGCAGGATAACCTGATTCATATTCCTCACTCTCAGTGTCAGTGTATTCTGCCTCACGCAGCGTCTCAGCCATATCCCGCAGCTGCTGTCTGGTGAAGCCTTTTTCTAGAAGCTCTTTGTACTCTTCTTCAGTCCACATCCTCCTCCTCTTACGTTTGACATTGCCACGCTTCTTGCCCTTATTTTTACCTTTGGCTTGATTCATAGACAATTCATGGCGTAATATTCCAATTTCTCTACCAACGGCCATCCTTATCAATTCGATGACCTGGTCTTCACTGAATTTTTGGTTCATTTTTCCTGCTAAGGCTTCCTCAAGTTGTTTAACCTTCTCCTCCAGCTCCAACTCACGTTGTGGCTTCTTTTGGGGTGGGAGGTCTTCCTGGCGTATAATGACTGCACCACCAGTAAACCCAGTGTTTGTCTGATGAACACCAATAACGCGCCCATCAACATTGGTAACTGGTGACCCACTCATGCCATTTTTAGTACACACAGCATATGTCATGTTGTTAGAGACGACAACACCTTCTGTGATGGCAACAGCCAAAACCCCACAATCCTCTAATGAGGTAATGACTATAGTCCCATCAGCGACGGCTTTTGCAAACTTGTACGTTGGTAGGTTCTGCATTTCAGGTGGCAAACTTAAATATGCCACATCCTTGCTAGGATGTATATAAACAACCTTAGCAAATGCACTAACATCACCCCATTTTAGGCGAACCTGGGTTTCACTACCAACAACGTGTGCTGCTGTAACAACATAGTTTTGCACTCTAAAGCCAGTCCCAATGTTATCCTTGGCCTCCACAACTAATACCCCATTTGGTACAACTCGAGCAGTTGATGAAACACCCACCCTAACATTTTGTTTAAATTTGCTTTGCACAAATTTGGAGACTTTATTAAGCCATGATGTCTGTGTTGTGATTGTATTAACCACCTTACCATCGAGGTTCCTAACCTCAATTTTCTCCCCAATCACAACACTAGTTAGCCTTACCACCCTATATAGAACCATTATTAAAACAGTAACCCAGGATGGTATTTGTAAAATATGGAAAATATGGGAACAAATTATGGTAAAAACAACCACTGCATGGCCTCTCAAAACTTGTACATATTCAATGTCACTCATGAACATGCAGGAGGACATAACACACTGAAAGCTATAATAAATTGCAGATGCCATCGCAGCTGCTTGATTAAAGTAGTACACTATCATACAGCACCACAATGAAAATGTTGATGTTATTTCCATTCCAGGTATGGCAGCAACTGCCATTAGCTGTATCCTTGATAGTGTAGCCAGCATTAGTGTTAACATCATATACATGGGATTCTCTGATTTGATCATATAGAAAACCCCTATGGTCACTGCAACTGATGTCCATGAACATAACATTTTGAACACATACACAGACCACTCTACTATAACACTATCATTATAGTATTCCTTCATCTGCTGTTTAACTCCTATGTACCATGCATATGCCCTCTCAACCAGTGGTACCTCGGTATCTGGAGCTATACCACCATCCCATTTCCAGTTAATACAGGTCTGGGGCTTCAATGTTTCACTTACATCTGAATCAAGGCATTGTCCTGTTCTAAAACCTGTGACTGCATGTGCCATTAACAATCCCAATAGCAATCCAAAAAACACTATGTTAGCCATTTTGTATGGGCGTAGGGTTCTAACAGTGGGTCTGGAGCGTTCCAATTCATGCCTTAAAAGGGATATTTCTAATTGTAGTCCTGACTTAGTTTCTTTCAATTCCCTTTCAGACTGGACCAGCTTTTTGTATTCCTGATACAGTGTACCCACCAAAGCCGTTGGTTGATGTATATCTGGATCCACTTCAACCCACTGGTTAACACCAGGTTTGAAGCAGTAGGTAACGTACTCATTGCCCGCAAGGACACCTGAGACGTACACGGTTTTTACTGGTGTAGTTACTGGCTGCACTGAACCAGTATCAACCTTAACCATTTCCAGAACTCCATAACCAAAACACAATGGGCCACCATCTGAGAATATGTCTGCCAACTTATTCCCTGAAACCTTGTCCAGTTGAATCCCTTTTATTCTGGCACTCTTACTCCCGTGTTGCAAAACACGGTCATAAGGGTCATAGATATTAAGACCCCTTGGTTTATAGGAACGCTCCATAGCTAACCCACCAGATGCCCAAAGGCACCAAACCCTACTTGG